GCATTTTGAACTGCAACTATCTTTAGATTATAGTCAAGTTGTGCTGAGTTATAGTTAGATTGCGCTGTTGATTTAGCTGATATGGCATTTGTTGCCGATATATCTGCAGCATCTTTGGTTTGTGTGTACTGCTGAAGCTTAGAGTTTTCTGTATTGTATGTAGCAAGTTTATTATTATAATTTGTTTGTGCTGTTGATTGTGCAGTTACTGCAGCATTGTATGCATTAATTTGTGCTTGTGTTGCTCCAGGACCAGATGAAAATGTATTAAGGTTACAGCTAAATCCGACTCCCCAACCTCCAGTATAATCGCATCCCGCTCCAGTCCACCCTCCAGGAATTGCCCATCCAAGGTGATATGATCCTGGTCCACCACCGTTATACCACCAAATTTCTACATCTAAAGTTTTATCTTGACTTACATCATATACTGGTGAGTATGCACTCCACCTAACACCCTGCTCTACCCAGTTATCAACTGCAAGATTTCCGTCAACGTACATCCTGAATCCATCATCTGTATAGCCCGCAAAGTAGGTGGATGTCCAGTGTGAAGGAACAGTAATTGTTCCCGTAAACTTTACGACAATATTTTCATATCTTCCACAGATTGGAAGATTCATAGAGTTAGAGTTCCAAGTACCAGTACAGATAACTGAATCTGGTGTCGCTACACTTGGCCAAGTTCTTACTAAGTTGTACACGGTATATTGAAGTCCAGAACCGCCAGCACCTTGAATAGCTGATTGTGTTGTTTGAAGATTAATATTGGCTACATCTAGAGCATCTTGTGCAGCATTCTTTTCTGATAGGGCATTAGCAACTATTGGGGTTTGATTATCTACTGCCGCAATAGCGTCGTTTTTGGCTTGTATGGCTTGAGATTCTGCAGCTGTAGCCTGCTCAAGGGTAGTTGTTGCGGAGTCTAAGGTTTGCTTTGCCGCATATGCTTCATTGTATTTTGTATGGGCTATGTCTATAAGATCTTGGGTGGCTTCTTTATCAGTTAGCTGATTTACATCTTCGTCTAGTTCTTGTATGTCCGCCCATGCTTGCTCTAGGGGCGACATAGTGCCTTTTGCGTCAGCCATAAATAGCCACGAAAAGGCTAGTAGAAACACTGTTGTTATTCTAGCGAATTTATAAATTTCCAATCTCCCATGTCAGAATGTCTGACAAGTTAATTATACAGGAGATTGCGTACTAAATTACTTCCATATTGTCTAGGGCTTCAGCCAACTCCTGTGGCATGCGCCTAGGAGGTCTAATTAAATTATCTATTCTATTCTTTTCTTCTTCAAGGTAGTTGTCTCTTATTAATTCACCATAAGTATGTATCTCAACTTCCCTGTTTTTCTCCCGCTTCGAATGAACAATAGCGTTATAGATTGACCCACACACAGCATCCGCTAAGTCTTTTGATCCCTTTCTAGGGTGGTCAACTCTATCTCTCATGATTCTTAGCTGAAGTAATTCATCAATTAAAAGATCTATTCTAGGACCCTTTACTCTTTCTTCTGCAATGATCATTGCCATATCTTCGTAATGTTTTTTAGCAACAGACAACAACTCTGTATTCATTCCGTAACCACGAAGCTGTTGCATCATGTCATGTGAGTTCCATCGGTCAAATGTAGTTAGCTTGATATTGAAACCACGCTGTCTTAAAGAGAGTATGTAGTCCTTTACATCTGTAAAGTCTACGCTTTTAGAAGCAGTAGGCGTCCAGAACCTAACTGCATCTACTACAACTACAGGTGCCGACTGAGCGTACTCATTTCCTACTTTCATATTAACCCACTTTTCAACATGGGCTAACGAAACTGCACAATGGTCATGCTTTTGGGCAAGGTCTACGTGAATAAAGTATTCCTTATCATCTATCGGCCTGAACCATTCTGCATACCTACCAGAAGAATCTACTGCTAGATTGGGGTTGTTAAATGCTGTCTCTATCTTCTCTCTGGACTTAAAGAAAGCATCTACTGCTTCTGGTGGCATACAAGCAAATCTTGATAATGCGTCTTCCGCATTCTTATAAAAGTCAATCTTGAAATCTTCTATGCTTCTGGTTGGATTGATTTCCCATGTCGGTCTCTTCAGGGCGTATGTCTTTGGCACTTTGTAGGCAACTATATGGTCTTCTTCCCAACTAATACTAAACTTATTTCCTGGCTCATCCTCTGGAAGATCTGGATTAAGGATAAACTCGTGTGTCTTTATTACCGTCTCTTTGCTAGCTATAGCTTCTTCATACTTCTGTTGAATAAAGTCATTCTTAAAACGTGGGAATGAAAGTAGAATTAACTTACCAAAGTCAGGAAAACGTGACGTAAGGGATGCACGGTACATATCATAAATGGATTGAGCAGTCTTAGCCTGATCGTGCCCAGTAGTGCTTTCAAGGGCAAAGCCAGAGATCTCATCAAGTACCACTACGAGTACGTTATAACCTTCCCAAGCTTCTCGCTCTGAGTGTCCAGAGTGCACGGTAATACTCTTATCAAACTCAATGGAACCAGCTTTTGGATTATACTTTCCAATAAACCACGGAGACTTTTCAATTCTCTGCTTAAAACCTTTAAAGAAAACGTTGTTTGCCTGTACTGCGTTGATAGCGATATTAAGAATATCGATAGAATCTCCTGGAGGTTTTCCATAATACACTGCTGGATCTTTTAAGCACAATAGCAAATATGTTATGTATGCTGCAGCAATTGTTGATGTATAGTCCTTACCAGAACCCTTACCTAGTTGAAAGATAACCTCGTTACAGGTTTGCTTCCATCTCTTTTCCCCTTCTTCTTCTCCCAGCCATCTTACTAATGTATCTTTCTTGTACACCTGAGTCATTGCCTTAATCATTGTGTATTGGTTTTGAGATAGAGGTGGTAGACCTAAGTAGTTAGTAGATGTAACAAACTCTTCAATCTCTACGGGCTGTTCTTCAAACTCTTCGCCCTCTAGTACATTAAGAAAGTCGCTAAAATCAGCCATTGTTTACTTGTACTACCTCAACTGGCTCTACTACACCAGATATGCGAGAAAGTCTTTGCTTAACTTCTCTCTGACACTTATCGCATTTAGAAGTTACATCACGAAGAATACCCATGAGGACTTCTTGCTTTTCTTCCGCCTCAGCTATTCTTGCACCCATTTCGGTGTTATCAAGTAGCCCAGCCTTTTGTAGCATCTCCATCTGCTTGCCTTGAATCTCAGCAACAAGCTTGATAGCACCAACCTTAGTTCTGTAGTCTGCAGCAAGGTCTGCCTGCTCTACGGTTTCCCATGCTTTGTTAATTAGCATGCTGTAGTGCTGATCTGAAGCAGTTAGTGCTTCTCTGGCACGTTCTTGAATTGTCTTATCATTTTGTGCATAAGACTTCCACTCTTCTAAAGTTCTTATAACATCTGCTCTTTTTAACTCTAATTCTTTTGCAATTTGCCCAGGATTATAGCCCTTAAGACTCATCTCCACGACCTTATTCATTTGGTCAAAAGGCTTTTCTATTTCCATTATTTGCTCCCGTGATCTGTCTTATAAAAGCCAGAACCCTTAAATTGAATTCCAGGAACGCCGTATACACGCTTCATTGTGTCTCCACATTGATCACATTCAACTGGTTCTTCTGGATCATTAAATCCACGAATAACATCCTTCATGCCCTTGCATGTCTGGCAAATGTATTCATAAGTTGGCATTAGTCTGGTCTCACATCCCAGTTAGCATAGTGCTCTTGCCAAGTATCTGTAGCGTAAAAGTCCATCTGTGATTCAATAAAGTCGTCGCCTTCTGGCAAACGCTTCTGTGTTCTAGTACCCTGAATACCATACCATCTAACTAGTTTTTCTCCACATTTTTCGCAGTCGTATCCTGGATCTTCTTCCTTAATACTTCTGAACTTTGTGTACTGAACTTCACACTTCTTACACTCATACTGATAGGATGGCATTGTAACTCCTCATCAACTTAAAAACTTCTGACTCCAAGCTTTGAATTGTAGACTCATTAGAGATTATTCTATCAAACTTGTAATCGTCCATTGCTGATTCTGATGCATGAGAGTTGATAGGCTTATTGGCTCCACGGTTTACTCTCCATACTTCCCCACCCTTTAGCTTAATTAGATTAGCTTCGTTTGGGAAACGAACATCTGTAATCACAAAGTGGTCGTAAATTTCATCTTCTTCGATCTGCTTCAACACTTGCTTTACCCAGAAATCTTCACCGAACATCTCTCTTCCAATTTCTGTGCCAAATACCTGCAAGAGTCTGCGTGTTTCGGGTATAGCCTTTGTTGGCTCCCACCCAATCTTCTTTACGCTCTCAGAAATCCTAGAACCATCGTTAAGAATTGGGTTGAGCTTTATGATAGCCTTTCGAATGTTATCTGCAAAAGCTAGTCTCTTAAACCCATAG